GTCTGGCGAGGCGGGGCGGGCGCATTGGTCGGGGCGCGGATATGCTGCGCTTTCCCGCGAGGGGTTCATGCGCAACCCGGTGGCGCACCGGGCGGCGCGGATGGTGGCGGAGGCTGCGGCTTCCGTTAGCTGGCTGCTGTATGAGGGTGACGACGAGATTGGCGAGCATGCGCTGTTGCGGCTGCTGGCGCGTCCTAATGGGCAGATGAGCGGGCCGGAATTTTTCGAGGCGCTTTATGGGCATCTGCTGCTCTCTGGCAATGGCTATATCGAGCCGCTGATGGTGGGCGAACGGTTGCGGGAACTGCATTTGTTGCGGCCTGACCGCGTCAGCATCATCGAGGGGGCGGATGGCTGGCCTGCGGCGTTCGATTACCGCGCCGAGGGGCGAGCGGCCCGGCGGATTGCAGCGGATCGGGATGGGTTGGGGTTGCTGCATCTGAAGCTGTTCAACCCGCTGGACGACCATAACGGGTTTTCACCGCTGGCCGCGGCAGGGGCGGCGCTGGATCTGCACAATGCGGCCAGTATCTGGAACAAGCGGCTGCTGGACAATTCCGCTCGCCCTTCCGGGGCTCTGGTCTATCAGCCCAAGGAGGGTGGCAATCTTTCCACCGAGCAATATGAGCGGCTGAAACGCGAGCTGGAGGAAGGGTATGCCGGGGCGGTGAATGCGGGGCGTCCGCTTTTGCTGGAAGGCGGGCTGGACTGGAAAAGCATGGGGCTTTCGCCCAAGGATATGGACTTCATGGAGGCCAAGAACGGGGCGGCGCGCGACATTGCGCTCTCGCTCGGCGTGCCGCCGATGCTGCTGGGTATTCCCGGCGACAATACCTATGCGAATTATCAGGAGGCGAACCGGGCGTTTTACCGGCTGACGGTGCTGCCGCTGATCAACAGGACGGCGGCGAGTTTATCGGCTTGGCTTTCGCCGTTGTTTGATGGGACGTTGCGGCTGGAGCCGGATATGGACCGGATTGCCGGACTGTCGGGCGAGCGCGATGCGCTGTGGGCGCGGGTGGGGGCTGCGGGGTTTTTGAGTGATGAGGAGAAGCGGGAGGCGGTGGGGTATTGAGGGGGTGCCAGGCGTTATTGATGAGGTGTTTCCATTAGGACATGTCACTCCATGTTATGCGGCAGCGAGTGGGGTTTACCCCCCTCTGTCCTGCCGGACATCTCCCCCACAAGGAGGGAGATTGGCTAGGCGAACAGGCGGCGCTTCAATCTCGATGACAGAGTTTGCCGAGAGCTCTCCGCGATTCGATCTCCCCACCTGTGGGGGAGATGTCCGGCAGGACAGAGGGGGGTGAGCCACGAGCACAAGGCTATCGAATGTCTTCGCCTCTTGCGACGTTCCACCGTTGAACGACTTTCTCAACGACCGGAACCCATCTGTGAAGGGTTTTCTTCAACCGATTCTAACGACTCAAGAAAAGCACGAAAACGAATGCCGCGGGTGCAGGGCATCCGCTGTGCAACTTATCTTACTCTAATCCGGAATGGTTACTCATGTCTGAATTTGCCAATGAGGGCAGCATTTGGGCTGCTCGTTTTACCGGAGCCGTAGCGGGGGCCGGGGTTTCGCTGATCTATATGCTGCCGCAGACGCACCGCGAGGCGGCTAGCCGGTTCTTGACCGGGCTTGCCTGCGGCGTGATATTCGGCGGGCCGGTGGGGCTTTGGATCGTCCAGCGGTTGGGTATATCCGCCGGGCTTTCAAGCCAGGAGATCATGCTGACCGGCTCCGCTGCCGCCAGCCTTTGCGCGTGGTGGGGGCTGGGCGTGATGGTGCGTATGGCCGAGCGTTACGCGGCGCGGCCCAAGCCTTAAGCTGATCCCTCAGCGACGACTTCCTCAAAATCGCAGGAGAATTTCATGCACGCTTATCGCGGGCCACGGCCCGCCACGCGCAAATTTGCCAATCTGGAGCTGCGCGGCATTGCCTTTGACGGCACGTTTTCCGGTTATGCCAGCGTGTTTGGCGAGGTGGATCTGGGGCGCGATGTGATCGAGCCGGGGGCGTTCCGGCGGTCCATCGCAGAGCGCGGGGCCGCCGGTATTCGCATGCTGTACCAGCACGACCCGGCCCAGCCCATCGGCGCGTGGCGCACCATTCGCGAGGATGAGCGCGGGCTGTTCGTCGAGGGTGTGCTGGCGCCTGAAGTGGCGCGGGCGAAAGAGGTGCATTCGCTGATGAAGACGGGTGCACTGGACGGGCTTTCCATCGGTTTTCAGACCGTGCGGGCGGGCAAGGCCGCGCGTGGGGGTATTCGCCGTATTCTGGAGGCTGACCTCTGGGAAATTTCCGTCGTGACCTTTCCCATGCTGCCATCTGCCCGGGTTTCCAACGTCAAGCAGGCGCGGTTCTTTCGCGACCGGGAGACGGAGCTGGTGCGGGCTATGCGCAAGGCGGCTAAGAGTTTGGCGGGGGATACTTCTCGGCGGTGAGGGGGCTTTGGAGGCCCGCCGCTTCGCCCTCATTCCTGTGCTCGTCACAGGAATCTAGCCTGCCCAAGTCCTTGGGCTGAACGGAGTCTTTTCGCCGCGCAGACGCACGTCGGCTGGATCCCTGTGACAAGCACAGGGATGAGGGAAGAGGAGTGGGTCTGCGCCGGGGAAGAGTCTTTTACATCGCAGACGCGATGCTGCTGGGCCCCAGATCGAGTCCGGGGTGACGGCGGTTGGGTGAGCCGCCGCCTTTCATCTTTTACCAATCAACAGAGGAAAACCACATGACGGAACAGACAGTTGCACCGCAGATCAAGGCCGTGCCGGATACGATGACGGCGGCTTTCGATGACTTTATGGAGGCGTTCGAGGCATTTCGCGAGACGAATGATCAGCGGTTGGGCGATATCGAGCGCAAGATGGGCTCCGATGTGCTGACCCGCGAAAAGCTTGACCGTATCGACAAGGCGCTGGACGACAACAAACAGGCGATGGACGAGCTTTCGCTGAAAAAGGCGCGGCCGGCGCTGGGACGCCGGGGTGCGGCCAATGCGGAAGCCGAGGAGCACAAGACGGCCTTTGAGGCCTATATTCGCCGGGGTGACGAGGGTGCGCTTCGCGATCTGGAGGCCAAGGCGTTTTCTGGGAGTAGCGGCACGGATGGTGGGTATTTGCTGCCGCACGAGACCGACAGCGATATCGGCAAACGCATGGCGGTGGTTTCGCCGATGCGCGCGCTTTCCACGGTGCGCCAGGTTTCCGGTGCGGTGCTGAAAAAGCCGTTTGCACCGAGCGGCATGGCCACCGGCTGGGTCTCCGAAACCGCAGCACGACCGCAGACCAACACGCCGCAGCTTTCCGAACTGACGTTTCCGACCATGGAGCTTTATGCCATGCCGGCGGCGACGCAAGGGCTGCTGGATGATTCCGCTGTCGATATCGAGGCATGGATTGCATCCGAGGTGGACGTCGCCTTTGCCGAGCAGGAGGGTGCGGCCTTCATTTCCGGTGATGGTGTGAACAAGCCGAAGGGGCTGCTGGCTTATGACTCGGTGGCGAATTCGGCCTGGGAGTGGGGCAAGATCGGCTATGTGGCGACGGGTGCGGCGGGCGCATTTGCATCCTCCGGCCCGCTGGATGTGCTGATCGACACGGTCTATTCGCTGAAAGCCGGGCATCGCCAGAATGGCAACTTCCTGATGAACCGCAAGACGCAGTCGACATTGCGCCGGGTGAAGGACACCACCGGCAACTATCTGTGGCAACCACCGGCCTCTGCTGGCCAGGCGGCGCTGTTGATGGGCTTTCCGGTTGCCGAGGCCGAGGACATGCCTGACGTTGCGGCGGGTAGCACATCGATTGCGTTTGGTGATTTCCGCGCCGGTTATCTGGTGGTGGACCGCACGGGTATTCGCATTCTGCGCGACCCTTATTCGGCCAAGCCCTAACTGTTAGCGCAATTTACACTACTTTCACTGCATCCTAAAAACGCGAGCACAGCAGAGGCTTAGGGATGCAGCAACCAGCACAAAAAAGAATGGCTTACTCGTACATTCGTATGAGTACAGAGAAGCAAATCAAAGGCGACAGTATGCGTCGTCAGTTGGAGTGGAGCCAAACCTACGCCGCCCGACATGGGTTAGATTTGCAGGATGTGACATCGTTTGCAGATATAGGTGTCTCTGCGTGGAAAGGCTTAAACCGGAGTAAGGGTCGTCTCGGTGCTTTCATCGAATTGGCACGCGAAGGCACGATACCTTCATCCAGTTGCCTGCTCATTGAAAACCTCGACCGCCTTTCACGAACGACACCGCTTGAAGCCCTCGACCTGTTCAAAGAAATTCTCCAGCTTGGAATAACGGTTGTTGCTCGCGGCGAGTTTGGCGACGAGGAAACTTATACGTGGAACAGCCTCAATTCTAATTCGAACCAGTTGATAAGCACGCTGACCTCAATGTTGCGTGCAAACCGTGAAAGCGAGCGTAAAAGTCAACTCATCCGCAGCGCCATGAAGAACAGGCGAGCAGACGCACGACTAGGGAAAAAGACAAACCAGACGCCGCCGAGTTGGATCACAGCGACGAAGATCACCAAGGGCGAATACGAATATCATCTCAACGATAGGGCCGATGTTGTCCGGTGGATATTTGAGCGCAGCGCAGAGGGTGTCGGTTTCGACAGGATTGCCCGCGACTTGAACACTAGAGCCGAACCGACATTGAAGCCCAGCAAGCAGGGCTGGTGGCACGCCAACGTTCAGGCAATTGTAACCAGCCGGTCTGCCATTGGCGAATACCAGCCAGGAGAGATGATCGAAGGTAAGTACGTGAGTGAAGGTGATCCAATCCCTGACTACTATCCCGCTGTCATCGGCCATGACCTATGGCTTCGCGCACAGAAAATCGTCCACAGGAACAGAAAGGGCGGTCGAGCAGGGACACAGTTCAGCAACCTATTGGATGGCCTTGCGGAATGCGTTCACTGCCGTTCTCGCATGTATATGCTGAACAATAGCCGTAGTGAGAAGCAGTGGAGATATCTTGTTTGCTCTGCGAACTTCCGAAATCTCATGCGTGCTGATGAAGTCACTGGCGAAAACGTCCCGGTATGTCCCACAGGCCGCACCCGCTTCCGCTATGATATCCTTGAAAAGTCGATTCTCGAAAACGTAACAGAGTTCGGCGGCGATGATCTTCTCAAACAGGGCAAAGTCACAGCGGAAATCGCGGACATTGACGAAGAACTAGCCAAACTCTCGATTTCACTAATCGACCTCCGAAAGCGTGAGGCTCGACTGACTGAGGTAATCGAGACAGAAGATGGCGCACAAATCGCTGGCCTTTTGAAAGCCTTGAGACAGCGCACATTAGAACGGGAAGACGCAGAGAAGCGTCACGAAACGCTTCGTCATGACCGTGAGGTCATGGCTGCAAAACACGCGGCTCTTGATCCAGCGAGTGCCATCGAAGCGATGAGGCTAGCATGGGAAGCTGCCGATGATGAAACTCGTTATGCTCTGCGAGCTCGAACGAATGCGTCGATGAAGGGGATGATTGATCACGTCGAGTTCGACAGTGAGGGCAACCACTACACAGTTATCATCGAGCAGGGCCGCAGGGCGTATCGTTTCGCCAACGTCAAATTCAAACGTAAGGATTTCAAGAACGTCCCGCAGGTCTCAGATTTGGTTCCTCATATCGAAACAGTGCCTTTTGGAACGTACAAAGACACGGTCGGTCCTAAGTTATCGCCCGAAATGGAAGCCGCATTTGAGAGCATTGAAAGGCTTAAATCATTGCCTGTGAAACCATCCTTAGTTGCTGGAAAAGAATAACAAAAACCGCAATTCTTCGCTCGCCCTGATTACTCAACGGAAGTAACTCTAAGTTGTAAACGGCAACTTATAGGAGTTACGCAGATGGGTTTTAAAGTTTGGGGTCGGATCGACGGAAAGCGTTTCGAACAGGTATTCCAGAGTATAGGGGAATGGCGTGCTGAGCGCAGCATGATAGAGCGTGTTGCAGCGGTAGTCGTTGTGGGAATGGCAAGTGTTGAGGTTGCAGCGTGAATATCCTGCTCACACCTGAACTTCGCGCACAACTCCTGGACAACAACGCGACAGCGCGTGACACCGATCATATTCCCGTGGTGAAGTGGTTTGCGCCATGGGGTGCAGCGACGTGGTTGCTGACGGAGATGGAGCAAGACGGAGATACCTGTTTTGGCCTATGTGACCTTGGCGTTGGCGAACCCGAATTGGGCTATGTCAGCTTGCGGGAAGTCATGTCCATAGTCGGGCCGTATGGCCTCAAGATCGAACGTGATGAGCATTTCACGCCGACGAAACCGCTATCCTCATACACGAGTGCTGCTCGTCGAGATCGGCGCGTCGTAGAGATTTAATGGTGTTTACGAGAGTTAGCCTTCGCTTCAACGAGGGCTAACTGGTCAAGCAGGCTGTCGAGCTGGTCGTCACCCTTTGGCAAAGCCTTAGACGATGCAGGCTTGCTGGCCTGCTTTATCATCTTGTGGTCAATAAACTTGGCCAACTCATTCGATTGTCTGGTCATGCGATAGTCCCTGTGTGCCCCATGACTTGAATGCGGGTGAGCCATGTATTGTTCCGGCTAATCTTTAGACGAGTTTGAACAACGCGCAGAGCTTGTACCCGATGAACCAGCCGACCATGCAGCCGATAAGGTTGTAGACGTTGATCCCGCCGATCCAGTGAAATACTTCTGCGATGGTCATACTTGTGTCTCCGGTTTGCAAAAACGCAGCCGTATTGCCGTTGATCGACAAGGGCAACCGAGACAAAAAAGCCCCACTAGATGAGCGACTAGTGAGGCTTCTTCCGAGGAGGAGTAACCATGCATGTGGTCACATCCTTATTTATTGATGGTCGCGTTTTGTCTCAGCTCTGCGATCCATTCATTCACACGTAGCAGCCGGTAATTATCGTAGTCTCTGAAATTTCCACCCGAAAACACTTTGGGGGTAGCGACCTTTTTTACACCAGCGCATCTGCTTGTTTGTCTGCATGCCTTCTCTGGATCAAACCAAATGTTGTCCAAGGATATCGGCGCTGACGCATCGACCGGCTGTATCCCATTCATGCCACTGCGCTTGAATGCCTTGTCGATGTGGCCGTTTTGGATGATCCAGTCGGCGAGTTCATTCGTGCTCAAGCTGAACCTCTGCCCGCGTTGAATGCGTCGCTGGATAAACACGTAGACGTTTTGTCTCAATTTTTTGTCTTCTGCTTCTGTCATTTTTGCATTCTGCTGCCATCGATCCGCGTTGTCATTATTCATGACTACGAGCGAAGCGTTTTGCTTGCGAATTCAGCGCATTCACTTTGAGTGGAGCGTTGCATCACAGGCAGCCACAGACCCTCATACAGCGCAGGTAACTCTGGGCTCACAACGTTGCGCAGGACATCGACATCGCAGCCAGTGACGCTCCGTTGGGCAGGAAACTGTCGTGTTACACGACAACATGCTTCAAGGGGAAATAACGATGGCGAGAGAATTGTGGAATATAAAAGGCGCGCATCTATTAAGAATATAATATTGACGCGGTTTTACGACATTCTGTATAAATAAAAGCGTAATGCTTTTGTCTGGTAAACGAAGTTATTACGCTTCGTTGCAGACTTGGCATTGGAATTTTCCTAAAAAGATACGGCTATGAAGTCCTGCTTGTTTTACCAGACGCAAGTAGGACTTTTTCGTATCAACAAAGGAAAGAAGAAATGATCACGTCTGGTACACGTAAAACAGCAGCAGAAATCATCGCATTGATCAAGGAAACCTCAATTGCGAAAGCTGCATCTCAACAAAACGGCTTCAGCCCTGTCATGCAGCAACTCCTGAAAGCAGACCGCGCATCTATTAAGGACAATCGCGGAAACAGCACATCTGACGCTTTTTTTGTGGATGCAGGCGCGCATCCATTAAGTATTAGAAGTAGAGAGAAGTTACTTAATAGATGCGCGCCTCATGGCGCTGACAACGCATCAAGCGAAGTTGGCTTTTCCGCAGATCAATGTGGAGTGAACGGCTACGCGGCATCCGCCACGACAGCCAGTGAAGACACGGCTACTTCGCTCTGCTCATCCGCCGAAAAAGAGCAAGTTGATAATGGCTGCGCGGACGACACCCCCGACCAGCACGACGACACCACCCATCAGCACTTTGATTTCTACGAGATCAAGACGGACCTCTTTGACAATTCCAACAAGGGCAAGAAGTCCACGGTTCACCGCGCAAAGCTGATGATCCGTTGTGAACCCACAACGTTCGCCAAGGACGCCGATGTGTTCATGCTGGATTTCTACAATCGAAGCCGCGACATCAACAAGCGACTGGCCGAAATGGAGGTCGAGAACGACGAGTGGTATCTGAATTTCAAGTTAGAGTTCAGCCGGTATTCCAAGTTGCTCGTGCAATACGAGATCGCTCCAAAGTTGGCGATCCTCAAGGAAATCAACAAGGACGATAAAAGCGCTGACATCATCGCATATGCTGCTGGCATCATGTTCCAGATCGTCAACCAGCCTCCAACGTTGATCCTTTTCTTCGGTGCTAGCCGTTACGAACTGCCGCTGGATTTCGAATTCAACCGCACCCCCGGTAGCCCGATCTACAAGAAGGGCATCTACCGTGACGCGGCTCGTCAGCACTTGGACGTGGAATTGAGCGCTCCAAAGAAGAAGTTCAAGATCAAGACGATGGCCGATTTCAGCAAGTGATCCGTTTGAGAGCCAGAACCACGTTCAGGCATAAATAATACGTTAGACATCGCAAAATGAGAAGGAGCCTAAGATGCCCCCCAAAGAGTACAAACATACACCGGAAAGGATCGAAAAAATCCGCCAGTCGAAGATCGGGAGGAAGCAATCACCAGAGACTATCGCGGCTCGTTTCGCCTACCGTGACACCTCGTTTCGGGTGGATGCGTCAGATGCAGTGTTGATTAAAACAGCACTTGAAGGCGCGGAGCGGGCAATCGCAGAAGCGATCTCGTTCTTCGAGGAAAAACTGGACGAACACGGCAAAGACCGCTGATCGCTCGAATAATCAAAACAATAAGAAGGTAAAAACCCAATGAGCATTTCAACCAGCACTTTTGCAGACATTTTCGAGGCCGTTCAGACTGTCAATATCAACATCTTCATCGGCCTCGACAAAGAAGAAAATCCCGACCCGGTTCCAGAGAGACCGACAACACCAAAGCGTCTTGATCCGATTTCGGAATTGAAAAGCGCAGCCGGTCCAATCGTTCTCACCTACACAGTGCGGTATCAGAATAGCAACATACCATTCCTGGACTTTGATCGCGGTGATCGCCGGTGGCTTGGCCTGCTGTTGCAAGAGTTGCAACGCATCTATATCGCCAGCGGTCCAGACGCTGTGATCATGAGCGGTATAGCTCCGGTGCGCAATCGGTACCATCAGAGCCAGACATGGCAGCAATTCATTGATGGTCTCGTCACGGATAAGGTCAGCAAGGGTTTTGATTTCACAGCGGGCCAACTCAAGCATCTGCCGAAGTTGATCGCGGCGCTTTCTAAAGGCAGCAAGCTCGCAGGCTGTGGCTCGCTGGAGTTTCGCGAAGCTGGAACGGGCAAGGTGATGGCATGATCAATCCATATACCTTTTTGGCAGTAATCACGTTTCTATTTTTACCTTGGATGATCGTTGCGGGATCGCTCGCAACACCAGCAGCGCATGTCTTCATGGCACTCGCTTGGTTTCTCATATTCGGCCTATCGTTGTGGCTTTCGATCCGGGAAGACGCAAAGCGAGATCGCGACGTCGATCAGCAAAACGAAGATGCCAAAGAGTTTCTTGCTGCCATCTACGTTGAATACGACGCTGTGTTGCGAGGTAAGAAATGAGCAATTTCGAGAAGGTCGAAATCAACGGAAAGACCGTCTGGCTACCCAAGCAGCAAGAGCCTCACCCATTGCCACAGCAAGCCGCGGTGAAGCCCAAGGGCTATCAGTCGAAGCGGGTCGGCAAACAGTATGGCGAACGCAAAAACTGGTGGTAAGACTGATACCAATGATGAATGAAAAGACGCTGCTAGCAATGGCAACGCTCTTTTCGCACCATCATCAAAGATGATCTGGAACAGCCACCACAGCGCCGCTGTCTCGCTCGTCACCATTGAAGTGCCATTTAACTGCGAAGCCTCTGGTCTTCAAGTAGCAACAGTTGTGCGTGATCATCAAGTGTTTCAATCGCCGCATTCACCGCTGCCAAGCCTTTGGTATCGTATAGGTTTTTAAGAGTGATGGCGTTCATTCTGAATCCCAATTCAATGCAGCCGAAAACATCATTAGGTAAAGGCGGTTAAGCTGAAGGCTGTTTATCTAGCAATCGCTTGATGTTCAGCGATATTTCAACGAGCGTTCCCAACGCAAATGAAAAGATCAACATGTAACCGCCGCGATCAAAATGTTTGGCACTGCTTATGCCAGCCCTCGCTTGCTCCTCTAAGCCGATCTGCGCGTAATTAAAGCCCATTGCAATCTGCGCGACCGAGCCGAGTAGGCCCAAGACTGCGACAACCCGCGCACACTTTGTAAAAAACATCCCCAAAACCCCCATCATCGATCTGAATGTCTTACGATGCGACGCGCTTTGCGTGAACACCGTATGACGTCGATTTCCGCCCATTACGCTTAAATAGTAGGGCAGAACTCGCAGATCGATGGGTTCAATCGAAAGGTAGACCCCATCATGTTCGACTCAATCGCAGCATTCGTTAGTGCTTTCCTCACCGCTATAGGTATTTCACCATCCCATGTTGTCGCGGGCATCGCAGGGGCATTCGTCCGCACTGTCATCCAAGGCAAACGGCTCAGCTGGGAATTGGTGTCGGCGTGTCTGGTGGGTGCGCTTTGCGCGATGTACCTGACGCCGCTCGTAGCGAAGTGGTTTGGTATCGGACTGCTTGATGTGTCCACGATCAACGGGCTGGCGTTCGCGATTGGTATGCTTGGTCTGTCCCTGGCCGAAGGTGCATTCAAGATCGCCCACCGTTGGGCAACTAATCCTCGTCTTCCTACTTCGATAGACGCCAAGGGATTTGCAGATGCCCTGAATGACGAGCCTCCAAAGCCTCGTCGCCGCAATCGTCCTCCAGAGTAAGCCGTTGATAAATACCTCGAAGCAACAAGAGGTATCAAAATGCCCACATATCGGAATAATTTCGAGAAGAAAGTCGCAGCGCAATTAGGCCCGACATACAACTACGAAAGCCGCAGACTACCCTACACAATCACATGCCATTACCTGCCAGATTTCATTGATGAAGCCAATAGGAGCATCGTCGAAGCCAAAGGCCTCTTCACCTCGGCAGATCGCAGAAAGCACAAGGCAATCAAACATCAATACCCGGATTGGTCCGTTTGCATCGTCTTTCAAAACCCCGACAAGAAGCTGAGCAAGACCAGCAACACCAGTTACAGCGACTGGTGCGACAGGCAGGGCATCGCTTGGAGAAAAGCATGAGCAGGGCAGTCGTGAGGTATCAAAAACAGATACAAACCACACGGCAAACCCTTGATGACTGGACCGCGTACGAAGCGGAGTTAGACCAGTTTTGGAGCCGATCGGAAACGGCAATCCTCTACGATTTTGAAAGCATCATCGCGAGTTATCACCACAATCTTGCAGTGGCGGGTTCGGCGCTCAATTTAGCAATCGAGATGGGTGGCCTCGTGGATATCTCGGAAACATCGCTCGCGCACGACATTCGGAGCATCGCCAACGGCAAACGCAACGGCCACGCGCTGGCTGACAAACATCGCGCCCGGAGCAATCTCGTGAAATGGGATTTCTATGAACGCTTTGGCCGAGCAACCGAGGTAACCGTGTTTAAGTTTACGATCCTCAGACTGCTGGCACCAACCCCCGCCCGCTCCATTTCCGACTTAGCCACGTATATCCTGATGCCAGTGTTTCGACCGGTAGTCGTGTTGAGTTTCGATGATCCAGCCGCCGCTATGCTTTACAGACTTGCTGTGTAAAAATGCCTGTGGGTGCCGAAGAACAACTCTAGCGATTCTTTCAAGAAGGCGCGATATTACACCGTGCAAATGGAGCGGCGGCAAATTGTCTTGGGAAACAATCTCGGCTTTTCTAACAAATAACCAGCTCGTCAACATTCCCAAAGGACTTTTGTTGGCGTTAATCGGCGCGTGTCTCACCGCTTATTTTTGGCTCACGGCGGATGATCCTAATGCAAAGTTTCTGTCTGGCATTCCACCAGTGTTTGTAATCGTGGGTCTTTGTATCGCGCTGGTCTCATGGATAGGCATTTTGCACAGTAAACGCACCGCGAAAGCAAAAGCGGCTTTACTTAAGGAATCGAAAATTGCGCAGTACGATGCACCAGCGTTGTCTAATATGGGAGCGTTGTCAGATCGAAATGCAATTACGACGCTGCTTTACCTAATCCAGAACGATAGACAGAGATTTATGCAAAGCGGTATAAGTGGTGGTGCTTATCATTTGCTGGAGAGAAACATCATACAACATAGCAATGTGGTGGATGGCGTCATGAGCCAGGGCACATATGTAGTAAATCGTAATGTTTGGGCTCACCGGGCCGAGTTTGTTAGTCTCCATGCTAATATTCAACTAGTATCAGGTATCGATTACAGTTCCGCAAATCACCGGCGCGGAGTTTGACCCACTGTGAACATGTGCGGATATCTCCATGGCAAGCGATCCTGACAGCTACAGAAAGAGTTGAAAAAACAACACAAAAACAACGTAGTGACCCGCACGTCATTTACAATCTACACAGAGCCTCAGCAAACACACTGCAACCGCTATAAATTTGATCAAAGACAGCATTTTAAGCCATCCCGATCACAGGGCAACCGATCTTTTCGCTCGCCCTAGACTCTTTTTGGCAGCAGACATTCGACAGTAATCGTATGTCAGAGGTCTGCAATGCAACCAGTACAACCACAACAGTTTGTCGCATATTATCGCGTCTCCACACAAAAGCAGGGCGCAGATGGATTGGGTATTGAAGCCCAACGTGCAGCGGTTAAAGCGTTCGCCAATGGCAACGTGATCGCGGAGTTCACTGAGGTCGAGAGTGGCGGAAAGAACAATCGCCCGCAGATCGCCATGTCACTTGATTTTGCGAAGCTGCACAAGGCCACGCTGCTGATCGCCAAAATGGACCGGCTCTCACGCAATAGCGCATTCATCAACAATCTGCTGGAAGCCGGTGTGGACTTCATTGCGGTGGATCAACCACATGCCACGCCTCTGACCATTCGTATTCTCGCGGCGGTCGCACAAGAGGAACGTGAACAGATCAGCAAGCGGGTAAAGGCCGCGCTGGCTGTCGCAAAAGATCGTGGTGTCAAACTCGGTGGTTCGCATCAGTCCAAACAGGATGCCGCCAATGTTTTTGCAAAATCGCTCCACACTGACCTACAGGCGATCATGGACAGCGGCATAACGACACCCGCAGCAATTGCTAGGGCATTGAACGAACGTGGTATACGAACGCCACGCGGTGCGGAATGGGGAAGCGGGCAGATTGCCAGATTGCTTAGGCGAATAATTTAATACATCAGAAGCATACTGCACTGGACTTCCATTTTACTCCCGCCATAGTAATGTTCGAATCTACCAAGAGTGGAGGGAACCATGGCGCGACGACCAAAAGGCGGTGACAAAGCGGTTGTGGAGGAAGCTGTTTCGAAGACGGACGCCGAACTGAAACGTCGTCGCTCTCAGCGTTCATTCCCTGCAGCGACATTCGATGAGCCGCTAGATTTTGCAAAGGCGGTTTTCAGGATTGGCGGTGGTCAGCCAGTGAAGCGGCTAACGCTTTTCGATCAACTCGGTAAATCACCCGAAAGCGGTGCATCGCGCCAGATGATTATCAATGCCGGAAAATACGGACTAACAAAAGGCGGCGTAGCGGCAGACAACATAGAACTCACCATCGACGGATTGAAAATCGTTGACGACCACTCTAGCCAAAAAGAGAAAATACTCGCACAGGTTAGGCTTGCTATCGAGCAGGTTGAGCCATTTCAAAAACTATATGAGAGATTTGTTGGCAACAAACTGCCGGCGCACGCCGTCCTAATCGATGCCGCCAAGGACTTAGGTATCGATGGCAGTCACGCACCTGAGGCCGTTGACACCTTTATCGTCAATCTTCGTTTTGTAGGACTTTTGAAAACACTCTCAGGGGCCGAACGAATCGTGCCCCTCGATATGCTGCTGTCAGATGTACCATCGACACCGGCATCTTTGACCGTAAAGCCGACAATAGCGGCGGGGACAAGCGTGGTAACATCAGACCACGCTCAATTTGAGAGCACCTGTTTCTACATTGCTCCAATCGGTGAAGATGGCTCTGAGACTCGCAAACATTCTGACCTTTTTCTAGGCACGATAATCGAACCGGCGCTGGAGCCATTTCGGCTTACAGTGGTGCGAGCCGACGCAATTGATCAGCCGGGGGTCATAACCAGACAAATCATAGACTACATAATGCGGTCGCGCCTCGTCATTGCTGACCTGTCGTTTCACAATCCTAACGTTTTCTACGAACTGGCATTGCGCCATGCAGTTAAACTTCCCATTGTGCAGGTGATCAGAAGTTTTGAGAAGGTTCCTTTCGACGTCAATCAGATGCGAACGATCCATATCGATACAAGCGATATCTACTCCTTTGCACCTCGTATTGAATCCTATCGATCCGAAGTCGCAAATCAGGTTAGACGCGCTCTGGAACCCGATCATGTGGTAGACACACCTATCTCAATTTACTTCCCGAACATGAGCGTGACGCTGTGATTTCAGACTGAGTAGAAAGATTGCGTTGAGTTTCAAATCTTCACTCGCCCTTTGATCCCACTGGAAACAGGAAGGGAAGCACGGCAGCAACGGTGCTGCTGGTGCAAAGGTAGATCGAAATGGCAAACGCAATTGAACTTCTCAAATCCGCAGCAACAACCGGACACATCGCTGGTCAGAACCCCGTCGATATCTTCTACGGTAAGCTGGCAACGCAGATCGATTATGCGAAGCAGGTAGGCGAGGGGAAGGCGATCAACACGAGGAGCCTGTGGTTCAGAAAGCAAGGCGCGGAATATATTGTCCGCATCGGTCGCAACGCTTTCGAAATCGCAGGCAGCAAACTGTTCAAGGCAACGGATCTTGATGGCGTGGTGGCGATCCTGAACGCTGCAAAGCAAGCCATCGAGGCGGATAAGAAGCTGCAAGACGCCATTGCGATCCACAGCATGGAGCGTTCGGAGCGGCTGAAGGCTGGACGCGCAAAGGGTAAGAAGGCGAAGTAAACAGCACGGTTGTTTGCGCAAGCAATCGGATGAAGCCCATCGGAAACGGTGGGCTTTTTCATGTCCTCTGTTTGGCCTGGCTGCAACACTCGCGCCGTCAACGGGTCCACAGGAGGGTCAACGGCTGCACTGCTGCATGGGTTTGCATCAGCATGCATGTGAGGACTGGTCGCGCTGTATGAGCCTCTATGAAGTGTCACCGAGCATGGGGTTTGCCGCACCATAGAGCAGTCAAGGAACAGCGGCACATCGCATTGCTACGTGCGTTGCTGCATCGGGTCGCACGTATCGTGCTAAGCGTCTACTGGACCCTGAGACTGCACTGCTACGCTGGGCCTCTGCGCCCGCGCGCCACGCGCACACCCCCCTGCGCTCGTGCCGCCTTTTTTCTTATAAGTGCACTTACTAATTGATACGATTTTCTAAACGCTTCATTGGGGTCAGTTGTTGTCGAAATCATTGTATCGGGTGGACAACGCTATCGCGCAATAGATTTCCAAAAGGCATTGGCGATTAGCATCATCTTCGCCAACATATCTAAAATCCATCGCGGCTACTCTGGCTTTGGTAACAACAAAGGCAGCCGCAAAATCTGTGTTCGCTGACAGGCCTTTCCGAGAAAGTGGACCAGCCACATATGATCGCGCTAAATTATTTGTCGCATGTCGCGCAAGCTTAAACGCGAAAGGAGCACTGTTATGGTCTGAACTTGGCCTACAGTGATCCTTGTACCGCTGCCGCAGTCGATTTGTACGACCAACATAAAGGTGGTTTTCGCCTTCACTGAACAAATAGACCCCACGAGCGGGCGGCACTTCCACAAAAATTCCGCCTTTTATTGGCGGCATTTCTATAAGTTTTTCGAACTTCGGATGGAGAGCTTCGACATGTCGCTGGAATTGTTCGTTCACTATTGCCTATCCTTTACCACCACCGGCCTCCAAACGATCCGTTCCGGCACTCGGTCAAAGCCATCCGGCTGTAGATAGATTTCACAAGCACCGGGATCGCATTGCTCGCATCGAAAGCGCAACGTTCGATAATCTTTATGTCGGCCATATACACCAGCGAGATCACTTGCGAATGCCTTGGCTTCCCGCTTGCATTGTTTGCAAGAGGCTACCACCATCATTCGCTTTTCCGCTGCATATCCAAGGCTTCTATCCGGCATGATCTAAGGATAGAACGAAACATGAACAAAAGAAAGCGGACTCTAGTGCGTTGTCCGCATCGCATAACGCCTGCTAAAACCTTATCCGAGTGCTGAACGGATTTTGCTTCTGGATGAAAATCGTTCCAAGGGGAATGCACCTAGAAATTGAGGTGCCTCCCGCAATGCCCAATCACTATTTTCTGCTCGTCCGGATACCATTCAAAATGGATTCTCAGTGTTTCTGACAAGCTATCCTTCACACCAATTTTTAGATGCCGTTCCATGAGGACGTCTTCATTCCGATACCGGAAGGTCCTCAAGTCACGTCCATTCTTGCTCAGAGTCTCGGCCTCTTTAGCAGCATAAGCATTTCCGAAAGCTGCTCGGGCCTGCTGATCATTTTTACCGCCTGCAAGTGCTTCCCAGTAATCTTGAGCCAGTTTACGAAAGAAGCCAAACGCCTTCTGACTATATTTGAAGCCACCACGATCTGATTCTCTCGCAGCGCTGATGGCGCTATCCAAGACTACCACCCTGTCAGAATAGAGACTGCCGATTGCGCGAATGCCTTGTTCTAAAGTGGGTGCGCCCGACAGGACGCCAATCATGGCATCGCGGAATGGTGCAAACACTTCTGCCGCGTCATCTGACATTTCCACTGTACGGCTTTGGACGCCACTCAGAGCGTGCTTTAGGCTCTTTGCTTCCGCGTCGGAAAATTCAAGCGCTTCTTGCACATCTGAAAGTTCGCGCTGAAGGCCTGCAATCTTCTCTTCGCTTTGAGAAATGGAACCAGACGCCTCCTGCAAAAGACTTTCGTAGATTTTGGTATCGTCTGATGAACTGGCACTGGCGACAGCGACTTCGAGCCTGTGACTGAGAATCGCTTGCGCCACCTTATCCATAGATGTGTGACGCCAAGAGTGTGGCAAATTAGTATTATGTGTCAGAATGGACATAATTTCGGCTTCTACTGTCGAACCTGCCGTCACCAAATCTTCGATTTGTTCAGGATGAATTCTAGTCGTTTTGCAGTCCATCCTGTCTGCGATCACTCTCGGTGGTGATATAATGTTTACCGCTCCGCCAAAGGCGATAAACCGGCGACCTATAATTTCCTGTAGTTTAAAGGTGTCTGTATCCGGGGAAATTTTCACTACCTGGGCGAGGCCTACAGTCAAGGACCGGATACGTTCGGCGTCGACTGGGTAACGACCTTCGCGATCAGCACTCAACACAATTATTGGATGCCGCCGTCTTCTATATTCTACACTGTGCTCGAAACCTTTTGCATTTTCAGCTGTCAAAGGAAGAACATTAAGTCCCGGCGTTTCACTCGCCGGTCTACAGTTGTCGATGAGAGTTTCGACAATTCGTGGACGCGTTACCTGTATCGGTGCATTCACACGGGCACTCACATCACTCGTTTCGAACAAAACCGAACATTCAATCGGTCCGCCGTCGATATCTTGGCGCATACCAACTTCAGTACTTAACAAGCGCCCCGTTACTCCTTCTTGGCCATGGGTGAGCCGCGCACAAAAAGAAAATGGAAACCGGACTGGACCGTCAGATCTAGAAGTCGAGTTCCACGAAAACGTAGTGCGATTAGGTAGTTTGATTTCGCCGCTAGGCGTCGAAAGTAATGTGGCGTCGATCGAAGCATTGCGTGATTTTGAAACCCATCCTGCCACGAGATTTGTGACGGACTGCCGCCCTGCGACAGGGTTTATAACGAAACTGTTGGCGTAAACTAGCAAATCAAGCCCCCTCTATAGTTGTATTTCCGTATAAGTATTTCTAAGAATAAAACAACTAGATTTGCTGTGACGTGGGGCATCAAAGGGCCCCGGCAAGCCGGGGCCCTCAACTAGAAATCGCGATCTGTCGTGTTACCCGACACTTTGTTCAGCGCGGATCTTGGCGAGCAGCCGTTCCAGACGTTTGTACATCTCACGATATTCGAGTCCGTCTTGAGCCTTGAACTGTAGAATCGGGAGCAACTTTGTTGCATCCATTGGGAAGCCTTCTTTCTCCATGATGTCCATGGCGAATGGTAGCAAATCAGTCGGTGCTGGCGGTCCGACATAGACAGCTTCGCAACGGCTAAGGACAGGCTTGCTGATCTTCTGAGCGTGATTGGTTGTCATGATTACCAACACAGGGTCTTCCCGTTGATTGACCTCGTCGAGGAAGCCCTTGAAGCCGTTCATCGCGCTAATATGGGCGTCATCGACCTCATCGATGACGATGACGTTCATGCGCTTTTCATTCCACGCGCTGCGTTTAGAAAACTCGTTGATCCACTCTACACCCTTGGCATTCAGGCCAAGGCCACTGGTCCTGTGCAGGTTCATCTCTGGGTCGAGTTTGGGGCAGATCATATGTGGTAGCAAACTGGCGACTTTGGACTTCCCAGAGCCGGGAGGGCCAAAGAGCAGCAGTGGCCGAACCGAACTTCCGTCTAAATGAAATTGAAGTTTTGGTTTCAAGTCTGCGTTTAGCCACTGGTAGTAAAGCTTTGTTTTAGGCGAGTAGATGCGTTCCAAACTCATGTCTGGTTCCTTTCGTCATCAGTTTTGGGGGGAGCGGTGTGCGGGAGCAATCCCGCACAGGTCGGCTCATGCCGTAGCGGCAGCATCCATCAGAGCAGCAAGGTATGTGTCGTCGTCTTCTGCATTCAGCTTCGCGATAATCACAGACGTAGCGCTGTTTGCTTCGTTGTCCGGCTCCGCGAGTGTTCGACCCATCTGTTTGAGGACTGCGTCAACAGCATCGTTGTGGCTGGTCGCAAAAACCGGGTGATAGTTTCCGTCAGCGGTCGGGCTAAAAATGACGGCGCAATAACCAGAACCAACAACAGGAAGGCTGATGTCATGGAACATTTCTGCACCAATGGTCAGTGGTCCGTGAGCAGTGCGCAAATATTCCTTTGCACGATCAAGTGGCTTTTCGTCCTGCTCAGCAATGATAGGGCTGGAGACGGATTCAGCTATAGCGCTCGCTGCCTGCGTGGGTCCAGGTGGAGTGGTAGAGCCGGAGTTTGACGCGTCCGCGCCAGCAGAATCCTGCTCTTTCCACTTGCGGGCCTTTTCGACCCCGCCAATGCTAGCGATCCAGTTAGCGACGTTGGTGGGAGCATTACCCGCAGCAATCGCTTTCTCGATAGCCTTTGCATTTGCACTGGCTTTCTGCCCTTCCTCACGAGTTTTCGCGCCGAACACAATCTTTGCGAGGATGAGAATCTTGCGCGTTTTCGAGGTCTTTGTGATCTCGAACTTAACCACCAACGGGGCGAGTTCGTCCTCTTTCGTCTTCGCCGCCAAAATAGCAATATCCTGAAGGATGCCGTAGTGCATAGTGTTGGTCTTCATGACCGCCTTCTGCCAAGCGTTGCGCTTGCCAATCAACTGATCAACGCGTTCCGCGAGCGGCACAATAGCCACTTCTTCAGCAGTTACGTTTGTCTGAGCGGTGCCGGTTTCGCTATTCATCGTCATTGGCTTTCTCCTTGTGTTCGCCGTTTCGATGAACACAAGGTAGGCCGGATAGGCGGAAATAGCCCAAGGAGAGGTTTTCGATTACTCCAACGATTCCAATAACTTATTCAAAAATACAGACGGCATTTCGCCGGTGCCATTTTTTTTGCCTTTGGTCGCTTGCAGAAAGTGGCCGTAGAAAAAGAAGGCTCCGCGAGCAACGTCGTCGTCAGGAGAATAATGGTCAGTTCCGCTCTGCAAATGTTTGGCACTCGTTATGGCAACGGCCAATCTCACCGCGTATGTTTCAGGGGCAATTTTGCTCTGGCTGACGTATAGTTCGGAGAGCCTGTAACGCTGCGCCAAAACATCACAATCAGCAGCGTCAGTGTTAGGATCGTTTGCCCACTGCGTAATCGAGTGCAATGCGCGGCAGGCGAAGTAGATCTCACCTGCACGCCAATTCTCGCGACTGCGGATGAATGGGGCTGTTCTCAAGATCGTATTTTCGGAGATCGGGTTGAGCCTCTTTCTCCCTTTCCGTTTTTCCACTGGGCGAATTGTGGCGAGACCGTTGGAAAACAATTGAGCGCGGACCTTTGGAGTCAGACCCCTGTTGTGGCGAAGGGTTTCTGATGAAACAGATGGATCGACACGTTTCTCGACATATCGTTCGTAGGGAGTCAGGCCGTCTTTCGCTATAAGCGCCAAGTCACGATCTAATTCATCGATCAACTGCGGAATGGCTTTGCCGGTGTTGTCAGCGTAACCCCAGTCTCGGAGACTGAGTTTTGCAATGATTGCGGAGTTACGACGTTTTAAGAATTCGGCTCCTTGATCGGTGGCCTTCTTATCAACTCTATAGATGTGCGTTCTCATTCGCGTTCGGTCGAGTTGACCGCTCTCGATAGGCCAAAACCTGTCAATCAGCTCCGCCGTATTGTCGAGGGCTGCGGATGGTGTGTCTACAAGAAAACGTGAGCGCATAGAACGCGCGTGTTGAATTGCCTCACCGATATCAAATCCCATACAGGCACCCATTCTGTCGTGTTACCCGACAAAATAAATCTCCGCAGTTAAGATTTTGTTCCCGTTATTGGTGTTGCCTCGATCACCTCCACATCGATAACCTGTACAGGCTTCTTTTTCGCAAGCATCTGGTGGCGCCGGTTCGCTTGGATGAGAAAATCGCCAAACGATGTGACGCCCACATTAACTTCGACTGTCTGAGGGGCCTTGCTCACGAACGGACCCAAAATGTGGGTCGCCGCCTTCACCTTAGCGGCATCATTTTCGCTACTCCGCATGACCTCGACCAGCGTTTCAATGGCTTCCATCGTATATGAGGCCATCGCGTCTTTTACTTCCGATGGGATCGGCGGTCGGCCTTTTGGATTGCCAGATTGCCCAGGCTGGAAACCAATCGATTTCAGATGGTCGTGCTGCTTTTCATCCACCTTCAATGGCCTATCGGTTTTCTTACGCGCCATCATTTTCCTCCAGCACTCTGCCGCCGACTTTTTGCAAAAACACGGCTGCGTCATCGTCGTGGGTAAAGCTGACGACAAAATCGAATTTCGTGATCGCCTCGAATGAATATTCCGGCGTTATCGGAGCGAACTGTTGATCGATCCAAGCCCCGTATACGCTGACAATAAAGCGAGTTGTTGCTTCCAATTGGTTGATCGTTGGATCGTCGTGCATGATCTTCGCGATGCGCGGTTTGTAGCCATTGGCGATCTGCATATGAACTTTCATGTGGCCCTGCTTTGTTGGTGTGGGTTCCACATATTTAAGCGTTAACGCCTCAAAACACGTCCAAACGTCACCCGCAAATAAATATCTCCGGTTACAATAACTGGTTGATATTTAATGGAATTGACACAAGAGCAGCAGGAACAATTTGATTTCCTGCTAGGGGTTTGGCGCGAGAATATCGCGGGTTTTGCCCTCGACGTTTTTCAGAGCGAGTTGCGTCCCAAGCAGATCGAGTTCTGCCACGCCTTCCAGGCCAACAAACGCATTACGTTCAAGGGTGGGGTTGGTTTCGGCAAAACCCACGTTATGGCGATTATCGTGTGGTGGTCCCTGTTCACGCATGACCGTCTGAAAGTGACGATCTTCGGTCCAACTGAAAGCCAGCTAAAATCGGGTATCTGGAACGAATTACAAAGCCTCTACGGGCGTATGCCAGAAGAGTTGCGGACAGGTTGGGATGTTACAGCCACACGTATCAGCCGCATAGAAAATGCAGCCGATTGTTTCGCAGAATGGCGAACGGCCAACAAAGACAATGTTGCATCGGCTCGCGGTATTCATGCGGATAACAATTTCATTTTGGTGGATGAGGCAACGGGTGTCGATGAAGTCATTTTCGTTGAGGCCCTTCAGAACCATCTCACGACTGACCTAAATCCAAAACTCTGCTTAGTCAGCAATCCCAAGGCCACCAGCGGCTTTTTCTACCGGACGTGGAAAGACGACAATATCTCCGACATGTGGACGAAGGTTCACGGCAAAATGTCGGACAACCCATTCGTCACGCCGGAAGAACTCGAAAACGCGACCAAGCAATATGGTGGCGTCACCTCGAATGAATATCGCATTCTCGTTGAAGGCGAGTTTCCACTCCAAGATGAAGACGGCCTAATCAGCCGCCATCTGGTGGAAATGGCGACGAACAACCCGTTCGCGATCCCATCTGAAACTCGAATGATCAACTGGGGTGTTGACCCCGCTGGTCCGGGTAAAGACCGCACCGTCATTCTAAAGCGCCATGACAACAAAATCATAGAAGCCCCGATTGAGCGCCGTGGCCTGACGATCACTCAGTTGTCGTACCTGATCCGCGACATGTTCCAAGCGTTGCCACAGAAGGAACGCGACCGCACACAGATCATCGTGGACGCCAACGGCCTTGGCCGTGGTCTCGCTGATAATCTCAAAGACTTTGGATTGCCGGTCAAAGGCATCGTCACACAGAGCAGCCCAACACGAAAACAGGACTTCTACTCTCGTCTGCGCGATCAGCTTTGGTGGGAAACGAAGGAATGGTTTGAAACTGAAAATGTCAGCATCCCCAACCATGCGGGTCTGATCGAAGAACTTTGTTGCCCAACCTACAAATACGAGACCAACGGACGCATCAAGGTCGAAGGCAAATCCGACATGAAAAAGCGCCTTCGCGTATCACCGGATTTTGCAGATGCGCTGTGCCTGACATTCGCGGCCAACGACAGCCGGGGCAATGGCAAGTACTCATGGTCCAAGCCGATCCAGTACTTGGATATCCGCAGCTTTGAGTGACCCCCGCATAAATACGGAGACTTCATAAGAAAAAGAATGACGAGCAAATCGTCACGAAAGGCTCAATGGCGAAAGAACCAAAAAAGAAGAGCGTAGATGAAAGCAAACTAACAATTCAGATTGCCCGGATGGTTCGCGATGCTGTTGGTTTCTCAGCGACAAACATCGAAAACAAGATGGAGCAGGCGTTATCGCTTTACAAACGTGAAGCCCTTGATGGCGACGACAAGTTTTCTGGCCGCTCCAAATGGGTCAGTCCTGATGTGATGGAGCGCGTGGATTGGTCAGTTGCCCAGTGCATCCGCGTTTTCGATTCCTCGAATAAAGTAGTCGAGTTTCTGCCGAACGGCCCGGAAGATGAGACACTTGCAGAGCAGCAGACCACCGCAGTCAATTTTATTGCCCGCTCAAAAAACTCCCACGTTGCGTTCCTTGAGCCTTGGTTGAAGAACGGCTTCATCACTGGCCTTGGCATAACGATGGTGGATTTCAAATCATATCCCGAAGAGGGTATGATCGAAACGCTGAAAGGCGTAGCCGATGAGCAACTCGTGCAGATCACCCAGGACGAGGCAGAAGGCAAAAACATCATCGAAAAAGTTGGCGAGCCTTATTCTGCTCCATTACCCCCGGAATTACAGGGGTTAATCCAGCAGCAGGGATTGCCACCGGAAGCAATGGAGATGGCCGCGCAATTTGTTCCGCAGGTTCGCGATCTGCAAATACGCAAAATTCGCAAGCAGCGTCAGATGGTCATTAAAAACCTGCGCCCAGAAGATTTCATCGTCTCTAAAGATGCAAGTTTCGACCAGCAGACCGGTGGTATTTGCGCCAAGGTTCAGGGACATAAGCGTGTCGTTGGACGTGCCAGCCTGATCGAACAAGGCTTTGACAAAGAGAAAGTCGAAAAGATCGTCGGCGCACATGATCGCCACGAAGGCATTTCACTGGTTCGTTCCGAACGCACGGATTACGATGAAGGCGTCAGCGACGTTGAAGACGACGTGACCGTGTATGAGATTTTCACGTTCATCGGCATCGACAGTGACAAGCGCCGCCATTATCGCATCACGCTTGCAGGGGATCTTGAAAGCTCTCCGGTGCTTTTGGATTACACGGAAACAAGCAAATTTTACCCTTATGCGGCCTTCTGCCCATTCCCGATGCCAAACACGTTGTTCGGCCACGGCATCGCGGATCGCATTGGTGATGACCAGATATTGCTTTCGAAGATGCAGCGCGGGGTCATCGACAGTCTTCACAAGAGCGTTCATCCCACGCAGGTCATCAATCCCGATGTCACCAATGTTGATGATGCCCTCAATATTCATCCCGGCAGCATAATTCGTTCAAGCGATCCTACCGGCGGCATCACATATAATACAGTGCCATTTACCGGCGCGAGTGCTTTGCCGATAATGGATCAGATCAGACAGTCCATCGATTTCACCACAGGTGTTGGCGGTGGCATGATGGCGGTGAATGCCAGCGATTTGCAGAACACCACAGCGACGGCGACAAGCCAACGTGCAAACTCCGCCCAATTGCTGATCGAATTGATCTGCCGACATTTCGCAGACACAGGCTATCGCTACCTGTTCAAGATTATCGTTGATTTGCTGGTCCAGTTTCCAGAAGACGCCGAAGCTTTCATCAAGCGCCTTACCAACCAGTATGAGCGCATAAAAGTTGATGAGTGGGACCCAGATATGGACGTAACAGCGACTATCGCATTCGGCGTTATGAACAAAGATTTCAACGCCGCTATGTTGCAGAATATTTTGGGTCAGCAGATGCAATTATTGCAGCAGGGAATGCCAATCGTTCAGCCGCAGAATATCTACAACACGCTGACGAAGATGGCCGAAAACGCAGGCTTTAAGAACGCTGGTGCATTCTGGGTCGATCCATCGACACTTCCACCGCCACCACCTCCAGCGCCACCGATTGATCCAAATGCGGGCTTGATCGAGATCGAGAAGGTCAAGGCGCAATTGAAAGCGGAATCGGATCAGCAAAAGGCACAAATCGACTTGCTGAAACTTCGCATCGAAGACGACCGCAAGCGCGACGAGATGATCCAGAGTTTCTCTCTGAAATTTGCAGAGCTGGAAGCAAAATACTCCGCGCAGCTGGACATCGCAAAAATCCAGATGGCCCAGGCCGAGCAGCGCAATGATGTTGACTTGTCAATCGCTGCACAAGCGGAACAGCAACGCGCTATGGCCGAGCAGGCTCAGCGTCAACAAGAAGAACAAGCGCAATTGCAGGCTCTACAGCAGCAGGAACAGATGCGCGTTGCGCAGGAACAGGCAGCGTTAGCCCAGCAAATGCCACCGCAGTTCCCGCCACAGGGAGTGTAAGATGAACGCCAGAGATATTATCGCACGAGGCAAAAATGCAGAGCGTGTGCTGGAAATTCCAGAACTGAGCCAAACGTTAGAGGCGATCCGTATGGACCTTTTTGACCAGTTCCGACGCACCAACATTGTTGAAGTGGAAGCCCGCGAAGACCTGCACCGCATATCCTATGCGCTCGACCTGTTCGAGAAGAAAATCGCCTCATACGTCTCGCAGATGAAGTTCGAACTGGACAAGGCTGACAGACTGAACGACGCATAAGACAGCGAATATATGCGATCTCCAATAAATACCGTTGTCAATAAGAACAACAAATTGGAGATACCAATGGATTTGACCAACAATCCCGCTGAGGGAACTGGTTACTCGGTCGCAGATGCGGCCACAAACATCGAAAGCCTTTTGGACAGCGACACCGCTACAACCGAAAACGTAGATGCTGATGAAGCCGATGAGGTTTCAAACACCGAAGAAATCGAAATCGATGAAGCTGACGAAAGCCCTGATCAGGCCGAGAACGTTGACAGCGATGATGAAGAAAGCGGTGAAACGGAAGAAGTAGAAACAAGTGCGTTCGATATTCCAGACGATGCCACTGTCGAAATTAACGGCAATACGGTCACTGGTAAGGAATTGAAGCAAGGCTATCTACGTCACGCCGACTACACGAAAAAAACGCAGGAACTGGCAGAAAGCAAGAAACGCTATGATGCCGTGCAGGTCGATGCGAATACGCTTCGTGCGGAACAGAAGCAGGCACTAGACCACTATGGCCGTCTTCTTTCCATCGAGTTCCAAGGGCTCGCTGAACCAAATTGGGCTGAATTGTCAGAGAATGACCCAGCCGAGTACGTGAAGCAGAAAGAGAACTGGAACCGCAAAAATGCGTTGGTGAAAGCGCATTATGATGCGATGGCCGACCTCAATTCCAAGAACGCAGAGTTTGCGAAACAATTCCATCTCGAAAGCCAGACGAAGGCATTCGAGGAAATGGGAAATCGCTACCCTGAATTCAAAGACCCCAAGACCGCAAATGCCGTGTTGGGACAAATTGAGGGTTATCTGGTCAATCGTGGGTTTTCGGATGCTGATATCGAAAGCATCGCAAATCCCGAAATTATCGACATCATTTATCGCGCACTGAAATACGATCAGCAGCAAGCAAACGTCCAGAAGGCCGTCAAGCATGTTGAGAGTAAGCCACGGATCACGTCTCCCGGCACAGGTACAAAGAGTACTTCGTCGGCAGACCAGAAATTCCGCGCCGACGCAGCCCGACTTAAACAGACTGGAAGCATCAATGATGCCGCCGCTCTAATCAGCAGACTGCTATAAGGAGAAGCCAAAAATGGCCACACTAAAAACTACCGACGTTTCGAACGTCCGCGAAGATCTTGGCAATTACATCTCAATGATTTCGCCGGAAGAAACGCCATTCCGCACGGAAATCGGCAAGACGAAGGCAAAGGGTACGTATCACGAAACTCTGAGCGACGAACTTGCAGCACCGAACAAGGACAACGCCGCTGTTGAAGGCGCTGATGCCCCGCTTAACACCCTGACTGGCCCAGCCCGCCTAGGCAATTGGACACAGATTTTCACGAAAGATGGCGCAATTGCCCGTACTCTTGAAAGCGTTGATAAAGCTGGCGCAAAGAGCGAAAAGGCTCGTCAGATTGCGAAGAAGGGCCTTGAACTTAACCGCGATATTGAAGCGGCATTGATTTCCGCAAATGGCTCCTCAGCAACCGGCGCTCGTAAATTGGGCGGTGCAGAAGCGTGGATCAAAACAAATGCTTCCCACGGCACAGGCGGCGCGACTGCTGGTTTCTCCAACGGTATCGTCGGTGCAGTGACCAACGCAACAGCACCTAACCAACGCGTTCTAACAGAGGCCATGTTCAACGATATGGCGAACAAGGTTTGGAAAGCCGGTGGTGATCCAACTCTCGTTCTCGCTTCTGGCGATCTCAAGGTTGCGATTTCCAAGTTCAATGGCAACGCCACGCGTTATCAGGAAATCGACAAGTCCAAGACCATCTACGCGGGCGTTGATTTTTATCAGTCCAACTTTGGCATGCACAAGATCATCCCACACCGCTACATGAACGAAACCACTGTTATCGCTTTCGATAAGTCCCTCTGGAATGTCGCGGTTCTCGATGGCGTACAGAAGTACGACCTTGCGAAGACAGGTGATGCCGACAAGTTCCAGCTGGTGACAGAACTCACGCTTGAATGCTTGAACGAAGCCGGTAACGGCAAGATCGCTGACGTTAAGGCAGCGTAATCGACAAGGGATGGGGGCTAAAATGGCCCCCATTTTACTATCGCCAAACAAAAACAAAAAGACGAGGCGAACAATGCAAGAAGAACAATTCACCATCGGTGACTTGGTAACGCATGGCACGTACATGCTTTACGACAGCCCTGACAAAACAGTCTGGCTCACTCGTGACGGCGATCAGATGTATCAGACCGTCGAATGGAAACACGTTTCCGCGCTGCTCGAAGATAACCAATCAGCGGCAAACGCATTCTCTCGATCCAGTAGACTTGGTGACAACGTTCAAGTCGCTAGCGTCCCAATGGGCGTTTACCAGAGATGGGTTTCAGAGGGCATCGTTGATGATCCCGTTGCGCTTGCTCGTCGTCTCAATGATGCAGAATATCGAAAATTCCGCACCAATAATTTGCAGGTGTGATCAATGGCCCTGCAAACCTACGATGATCTCAAAGAAACAATTTCTGATTATATTTTGCGTAGTGATGCGCCGGTTGCCAGCTTTATCGCGTTGGCGGAAGCCGACATCCAACCCATGCTCAAACATTACATGATGGAAAAGACGGTGGTTCTGCCAGCGGCATCCGGGCGCGTGGTGTTTCCAGCCGATTTCCTTGAAGCCCGCAGCATTCGCATTGGTGGCGTCGTTGCAAAACCGGTGAGCGCCTACAACGCGGTTCTTTATCCGGGCGAAGTTGGATATTTCTTCGATGGCAATGCTGTCGCATTCGTCGGCACTACGACATTCCCGGTCGGTGTCGAACTCGCCTATTATGCGCGTGTTCCATCGCTATCAGCGTCCAATCCTACGAATTGGCTGCTTACGAAATTCCCAGCGGTATATCTGCATTCGAGTTTGGCTCGTGCTTATCGCTGGCTAAAAAATGCCGATGCCGAAGTGCTGGAAAAGCAGACACTTTCTGAGGCCATTGGCCTGCTTGGTGAAGATCATCGTCGCGCAATGCGCAGCGGCAATGCGATCATCATAGGAGGCAAAGGCTCATGGTGATTGATGGTGTTTTCGGTCCATGGCGTCCAGACATGCCGGATTTGAACAATCCGGGTGTGGTAACTGCGACGAATGTCACCCCGGGTTTTGGTACCTTGCAGGGTGCAATCACCTATTATCCAATCAAACGCGCATCGCTTTATTCGGCCACCACAATGCAAAGCCGACCGCTCGGCACGGCAGTAGGTCAGGATAGTTTTGGCAATGCGAAGGTTTACGGCGGGTGTGCCGAGAAACTTTACAAAATGAACCCGCTGAACAAACAGTGGCTCGATATGTCTCGCGCTGGTGGTTACTCCACAGCGGACGGCGAGCGTTGGGCTTCCAGTGAATTCGGTGATCTCGTGATCATGACCAATTATACCAACGAACCGCAATACGTGGCGAAATCCCAGGACGTTCAGTTCGGTAATTTGACCACGCTATTCAAGGCTCGTCGCAGCGCGGTCATTCGTGATTTCCACGTTCTCGGAAACACCTTCGATGCTTTCGACGGTGCTGTTCCATATCGGGTCCGCTGGTCCGCATTTGGCAATCCATTCGACTACAATTTCTCGCAGCAAACGATGAGTGACTTTCAGGATATCTTCGAAGGCGGCTCGGTTCAGGCGATCATCGGTGGTGAAGCCGGTTATGTGCTGTTGCAGCGAGCCATCGTCAAAATGACCTTTATCGGAGCGCCCCTCGTATTCCAGTTCGATTTGCTACCATCGGCCAAGGACAAAGGTTGCTCAGTAGCTGAAAGCGTCATCACCGTTGATGGTAAAACCTTCTTTTTGTCCGATGATGGCTTCTATGTTTTACAGGGCGATCAGATCGCATCCATAGGCGCTGGTAAAATCGACAATTTTTTCCTCGGCGACTTCGATACGTCGCAGGCCCAACTTATGAGCGTTGCGGCTGATCCCGCTCAAAAACTCGTCTACTGGTCCTATAGAAGCATGGATGCCGAAGATGGCACTCCTGACCGCTTGTTGATCTACCACTACGGGCTTGGCGAGTGGTCGATTGCGGAAAACACCACAGATTTCATTTTCAACAGCATGAGTTTGCCTTGGACCATCGAACAACTCGATGTGTTTGGGACAATCGAAAACATGCCAGCGCCATTCGACAGCCCGTTGTGGTCCGGTGGCAACGCCATGCTTTGGTCAATGGACACAAATGGCAATATTTTTGTGTTCGGCGGCAGCAATATGCGCGGTGTGCTTGAGACGCAGGAAATGCACGTCATGCAGATGATTCAACGCGCAGAACCCCGTTCAATCGGTGACAAGACGACTATCACTGGTGTTCGCCCGCTCGTTCATGGCGATGGCGCAGTCAGCGTTGTCGGCGCTCATCGTAGCGTAACGACAGCAGGTTTGAGCACAACGACTGCAAGACCCACGAACGGTGAGACCGGCTACGCCTATTTCCGTCACCAAGACCGATATCATCGATTTGAGTTTCGCCTTGAAGGCAACTGGACGCAAGCGATGGGCTATCAAATCGACGCAATTCCAGCCGGGTTTAGGTAAATACTTCTATGTTAGCGCTCAGAAATCCAAACGATCCGAGAAACGTCAAAGAGGTCATCGACGCCCTTACGCGGCAGTTCGATAACCTCGGAACCTTCGATCTTGCCAGTGGTGCGACCACAACAACGATTCGCAATCCGAAGATCAATTCGTTGTCCATAGTCGTTTTGGAACCCCGCACTTTGGCAGCGGCGAATGCACGAGAGCAGACATTTATCAGTTCGATCACGGACGGTCAGTTTGTTGTTGTGCATCCCAGCGCGACCACTCTTAGGACGTTCGACTACGTAATTTTTGGAGTGTGATGGCAGCTAAACGGATCATAACCAGCGATGAATTTGCGGACGAATATCCGCGTGTTCGTGAATGGCTGAAATCCGCACTGGCGTATCAGATCGGCGGTGGCGATGAAAAAGCCCTGCTGGATGGTCTGGCCGAGAAGCGATTGCAGTTGTGGGTGTCCGATGATGCTGCGTGTGTCACGGAGATCACAGCGGTCGATGGGATCACAGTTTGTCTCCTCTACTTGGTGGCCGGTGAACACGGCAAGGCAATGGAGCAAATCCTCAGCGACGGTCAGACGGCAATTGAGGATTGGGCAAAGACCGAAGGCTGCAAAGGCTTTTACGGGATTGGTCGGCCTGAATGGAAACGTGTTCTCGCTCCTCATGGCTTCGAGGTCCAGTCGGTCAATTACTACAAGGCATTTTGAATAAGGATATTGCGATATGGGTGGTTCACCGAAGGAAACAACAACAAAAACAGAACCGTGGGACGGCGCTAAAGGCTACTTGCTGGAGCAATATGCGGCGATGGATAAAGCCATCAAAGAGGGCAAACCACAGGTCTACACGGGTAAAACAGAAATAGACCAGAGCGCCGCGACCAAGGATGCGCAGTCAATGATCGAACAGACTGCCCGCGCTGGATCGCCATTGGTCACAAGCGCCCAGAACGCAACCAATAACATCACCAGCGGTGCAGCTTTCAATCCCGCTGGCACGACCACGCTTGCAAACGGCACGAAATGGCAGAATGCCGCAACGGGTCTACAGGCGCAGCAGGCACAAGCCCTTGCAGGCGCAACTAATCCAGCAACTGCGATGCTACAGCAGACCGCGAGCGGTGGGTTCCTCAACAGCAACCCGTATCTGAACGATGCAATCAAAAATGCTAATCAGGGTCTGGTCGATCAATTTAAAACGATCCGTTCTCCGCAAATGGACAGTCAGGCCGCACTTGCGGGTCGCTCTGGATCAGGCGCGGCAATGTCGATCCGCAACGACGCTGAAACGCAACTTGCAGGTCAGATGTCCAAGCAAGCCAATGACATGATGCTTGCCAACTACACGAATGAACGCGGGCTTATGCAAGGTGCGCAGGCTCAGGTCGGTCAGAATTATAATAGCGACGTTGGAAATGCAGCAGCAGCAGCGGCTGCATTGGCAGGAACCAGTAGCGGTAACAACTCAGCACAGATGGGCGCAGCGTCTGGCCTTATTAGTGGTCAGAATGCTCAGGCCCAGACACAGTTGGGCGCGGCTGGTATGGCCGGTGACTTACGCGGCCTTGATTACGCTGATGCTGATCGCCTCGCTGGTGTTGGTGCGCAGAAGGATGCCTTCTCGGAAGTTGCGCTGCAGAACGCGATCACCAAGTGGGACGCGGAGCAGAATAAAGACCTCAACAACAACGCAAATTTCATCAACGCGCTTACCACTGGTGGCTATAACAATCAGACAAAGCCCGTTTACACGAATACTGCGGGCCAGATGCTCGGTGGCATTACAGCTTTGCTGTCCGCACTGCCGCTCGGTTGCGATATCCGCTTGAAGCACATGGGCAAGTTCGTAGGCAAAATGCCCAACGGCATCAAAATCTACGAATTCACTTACAAGGACGATCCAGACGAAACGATCTATGTTGGCCCGATTGCGCAGGAAATCGATCCTGAATTCGTAATCGATAGCAACGGCACTCTGTTGGTTCTTCCAGAAGCATTTAGGGAGGCCGCATAATGGCAATCGACGTTTCGAAACTTTCCAGAGAAGAACTCATTAAGCTGATCGAACAGGGGCTTGTGTCAGAGGAAGCCGCACAGGCTGTTCCGCTGGAGGTTCCCCACGATGTTGCCACACAGCAAGTTGCGCCAGCACCGCAGCCAGTGACCCCGGAAACGTCTGCACGACGCACTCTGCTTTCCGGCGCTGCACCTACGACCGAACCACAAGCGGAAGAGCCTAAGAAGCGCAGTTTCTTGAGCCAAATCCTGCCGGAAACCGATGAAGAGAAAGCCGCTTTGCGCCGCAGTCTTTTGATGGCCGGTGCAAACATGATGATCCAAGGCGGACCCGGAGACACACCCACGAACCTGCTTTCGGTTGTTGGCCATGGTCTTGGTGCAGGTACAATCGCCTATAATAAAGGTCTCGAAGAGGCGTCGGAACGTGGTGGTAAATTGGCGACGTCACGAGCATCTCAGTTCAAGATGCAGAGTGAATTGAAAGCAGATGGCCTTCGCGAGAGAGCCGCCGACATTATCGCGAGAGCAGCCAAGAACGGTGATGCCGGTCTTGCGGCGGAACAACTCTTCGAACTCGCAGCATTGCAGACTGAAATTGGCGATGAAGCTGGTGCGCGTGACAGTCTGGATAAGGGTCAAAAACTACAACAGACAATGGCGGGCAAAGGTTTCCAGGCGGGAACCAATGGCGCATATGCGCCGGTTGCCGGACTTGAGGATTCGACAACTCGTATCAGCTCGGCGGAAGACGAAGGCAAAAAGCCAAACTCGGTCAAGGAATTCGAATACGGTCGCGATAACCCGGAATACGTGGAACACGAGCGCGAAAATAAGCGTGCTGGTGCTACCAACGTTACCGTCGAAGGCAACAAGGTCGGTTCTATTCCCGCTGGCTATCAGCTGGTTGAAGACAAAACATCTGGCACAACGCGCATGGAGCCAATTCCCGGTTCTCCTGCGGCAAAAGAAGCCACCGATACTGCCGTCCGCAAGGAAAAATCCCAGGGTATCAAGGAAGTATATTCGGATGCCGTGACGAATGCCATCGATGACATTTTCCGACTGGACCGCGAAGCGACCTTGCCGACAACCGGAATGGGTGGGTCTTTGCTCAAGGGTGTTCCCGGTACGAACGCCCATGATATTCAGGAAAGTCTCAAGACGATCAAATCTAATGCAGCCTTTGAACGCTTGCAGGCTATGCGCGATGCTTCACCAACGGGTGGTGCGCTTGGTGGCGTGTCCGAAAAAGAACTTGGACTGCTCGAAAGTTCATATGCCGCGCTGGAACAGTCTCAATCCGACGAGCAATTCAAGCGCAACATGATCCGCTTCCACAACACCTATATCGATGTGGTTCATGGAAATGGAAAGCGCACCGATCTTTACAAGCCGGATGATTTTGCTGGTCCATCGAAAGAGCCTTCAACGAGTGTCCCTTCGGTAAATACTGGCATGCCGCAAGTCGGAAAGAATGGCGAAGGCTTTGACGATATTCCGGTTGGCACTCGCTACAAAGGTCCAGACGGTCGCATTCGCACAAAATAAGATCCCGAGAAGGGACGAGGCAGACATTGGCACTAAACGATAACGCATATTATTCGCTCGAATACTTAATGAACAAGCATGGTCTGACCCGCGCTCAAGCCGCTGCAATGGTCGGCAATTTCATGCAGGAAAGCACCTTCAACACCGGCGCTCGAAACGCTGGTGATGGACGCGATGGTTCCGACAGTATCGGTATCGGGCAGTGGAACGGTGATCGTGCTCGAAACCTCAAAGCCTTTGGTGGCGACAATTATAACCAGCTCGACACACAGTTAGATTTTGCCGTTCACGAACTACGTGGGTCCGGTGCCAATGGTGGTGGTTCAGAGGCTCGTGCTTGGAAACAACTTTCCGCTGCTGGCGACGATTACGTTGGCGCTACGAAGGCGATGATTTCCTATGAACGTCCGCAAGGCTGGTCACCTGACAATCCCACAGGTGGTCACGGCTGGGACAATCGCTTGAAATGGGCTGGTGCCGCATATGGCGCTTCACCAGAAATGACAGCGCAAGCACAAGCAAGTTCTGCTCCCGTCGCGGTCCAGCCGGAAGCACCCACGGTCGAAACCGCGAGTGCGGAAACCCCGGAGAGCGAAGACGAGAAGAAGGGCATTTTTGGCCTTGATCTGAGTTTGCCTGAAAAAGTCGGCGGGATGGAGACCAGCAAACTGCTCAAGGGTGGCAAGGAATTCAGCGAATTGATGACCAAGAAAACCGAGGACGTGAACAAGAGCATTCCCCAAGGTGGGCTGCTGGCAAGTCGTCCCTTGGAACTCAAGCAGATGGTCAGCCCACGCGCAACGTTACTCGGTGGCGCTCGCAAGCCGGATGAAGAATTGAAGCCATGGGAATTGCAGATGGCGATGTTACGTGGCGGCCTTCGTGGTCGCGGGAGAGTTTGATGGAACCGAATAAAGACAGAAAACTCCTCAGTGCGGTCGAAGATCAGACGCCACCATGGCTGCGCATGGATAATGTCGTGGAAGAAGACGCCGACGACACTTCGCCTTGGCTACGCACCGATAACATTATCGAGGATGAGCCGGTTGTGGATGAGGACCGGATCGATCCAGAAATGGAAGCCCCGCGAATGTTGCGCCTATCAGTTGCTGGCCTTTCGAAGCCGGAAGATAAACTGGCTGCAATCCAGCGGCATTATCCAGATGCCAGACCGCATGGTGATGGCAATTTTATTATGACTGATCCGAAGACCCGCAAAACGATGGTGTTCAATCAAGAGGGCTGGATGCCAAGTCTCGGTGACTTCGCTGACGCTACCCCTGAAATTATAGGGGGTATCACTGGTACTGCTGGTTCGATCATCGGAGGTATTGCTGGCGGCGCTAGTGGTAGTGTTGTCCCCGTATTGGGAACGACAACAGGTGCATTGGCCGGTGGCACAGCGTTGGGCGCAACTGGATATGCCGCCGGTAAAGACACAACACAGAATTTGTTGAACCTGGCTTTTGGCAATCGTGACACACGCGGCGTGGTCGAACAAACCCTCGATAAGGGCAAGGACATGGCGGTTGGTGCAGCAAGTGAACTCGGCGGTCAACTCGTTGTTGGGCCAGCTTTGCGTGGCGCTGGCAATCTTCTAAAATCCTCTCGTAACAAGATGTTCGTCGGCTCTGCCGGTGATAGCACCGCGGATGCAGCTGGTCGCCTCGCAGATTTCGATGCTCTTGGTCTGACCCCGACCGCTGGTATGGTTGGCCGAAATCCAAAAGCACTGGCAACAGAGCGCAATTTTATCGACGGTGGTGATACAAAAATCACCCGCATTTATGATGATGTGAAAACGGGCCTTGATAACAAATTCGTGGATACTACACGCGCTGCGACCTCAAAACAGTCGTCGGGTGAAGGTTTACGAACAGCGGCTCAAGAAGCCAAGAAGAACATCAATACGGCTATTTCCGCGAAATATGCGGACCTCGATGCCGTGGCCGGAAACTTGAACGTCAACGGCATAAACGTCGATGAGATCGTTCGTACCCTCAATAAATCCAAGTTGGACATGAACCCCTTCGATAAAAAGACGAAGGGTTCGTTGATGGACGAGGCAACGACAATTGCAAAGACTGTCAGCGACACAGCGAAGAAAGGCTTCACCTTTAGTGAAGCACAAGCCATGCGCTCGGACTTGGGAAAGATGGCATTTTCAAACGAGACTGACCCATTCGTGGCAACTCAATTTAAGGGCATCTACGAAGCCCTGGACAAAGACATGGCCGACACAGCGAAAGCCGCTGGCGGTGATGTTTTCGACAAATGGAAAGCCGCTGATGCCGCTTACGCGGCTCGTTTCAAACAAGGTGGCTCCGACAAGATTTTAAATCCCATCTTGAAAAAGGACAGCGGCGAAGATGCTTATCGCATCGCCGCGAACCAGATCAAAGACGGCGGCACAAAGGTCGAGAACATTCGCAAAACGCTGGTTGAAAACGGCGGCGAACCCGCATGGGACAATTTCAGAGATACATATTTTCGGGAACTCGGCACAAAAACCGTTGATGACGGCGCAGAGACTTTCGATTTTACCAAGTTTCGCAATGGCTGGAACAAGACATCCAAAGAAGCAAAAGAGGCATTCTTTCCCGGTGCCGCTGGCAAGGAGAACCGAGAGACGTACGAGCGATTGATCCGCGTTTCAGCAACCATGGACAAAGCGGCAAAGACAAAAGGTGAAAACCTAATCGTCAAGAATATGTTCGATCTCGCTTTGAACAAGGGCGGTATCTCAGGCGCACTCGGTGGAGCGGTTGGCTCAATGGCAGGTCCCGTCGGCGGCGCTATCGGTGCTGGTGCAGGTATCGCGGTGGGTGTTGGCGGAAAGGCAATGGCGAATTCGTATTCTAAGAGCCTGCTCGCAAACCCGCAAACTGCTCGTTGGATCGCTGGTCTGCCGAATGCGACCATGCAACGCGGTGGCGTTCGCGGGTACGTTGGCCAGCTTAAAAGCATGGCGGTGGACGCAACGACCAAAGCAGCAATTCGCGATTATCTCAGAGACATCGGAGAGCCCGAAACAGAATAACGAACTTACAGGTTCGTGACCCAACAATAATAAAAAGAATGGTGGTCACATGGCAGATTTGTCGGACAACAAATGGAATGAACAGGATAATCTAAATACATCACCGGCACCCGATGGCCTACCTCCGGGTTCGCCACCATCGGCGGTTTATGGCGTTATTCGAAACGGGCGCGGCGCGCAGAAACGTGATTTCAACCGCAGTAACTCGATACTCACCTCGTCTGGTACTGGTGCCGCGTATGTGTTGACATACGATGTCGGACCCGCAGGCTTCGTGAAAGGCGAGATTTTCCGCTTTTTTCCACATGCCGATAATACAGGTGCAGCAACCATTAAAATCAATGGCCTGACGACAAAACCGTTGGTTCAGTCGAGTGGTGCAGCTTTGATTGTGGGACAGATCAAAGCGGGCCAGTCCATTGAAATTTCCTACGATGGCACTGCATATCGAGTGCTTTCAGACGTGACTAACAATCCGGTGTTCAGCGGGAATGTATATGTTGGCCCGACCGGTTCTTTCGTCGGTGGAGATGGCAACATAGCGTTCACCCAAACAATGTCTACTCGCGGTGCAAACCTAGGGGAAGCCTTGGACCGCAAGGCAAACCTCGCAAATCCCAACTTCAGTGGCGTTGTCGGCTTACCGGGTGTATCGGCCAACGAATTCAAAATGGGAACTGCTGACGGTGCCAGCTACTCGCAATATAATCTTGCGATGAAGGGTTGGTGGGGCTTGGGTATGCAAGACCATACCAACGCTGTGAACGGCTACTACGATTTCCGTTTGGGCAAATGGGACACCAAAGGCGGAACGTGCAAGAATGGGACAGAATACGTTCTTCCAAATGGCGGAATGTATAACGTCAACGTACTGGGTTCAGCAGGCGGCATAAGAGATACTGGTTCCGCTGGTGGAAACTTGATGCGCTTTAATTGGAACGGCCAACCGGGTCAGCCTTCGTGGGTATGGGGAGGTGTGAATGGCGCGGATATGTACGTCTACAACCCTTCAAACTTTACCGTTGCGAATTCGGCACAGTTGGGTGGTATAGCAGCTTCCGAGTACCTGACTAAGTCGACCGTATTCCAAAGCGCCAATCAGACGTACACGACCAACGCGCTTGGTTCTATAGCCCACGGATTGGGTAGAAAACCGAATTGGTACATTGCCGAAATGGTCTGCACTACTGCTTCGAACGGTTGGTCTGTAGGTGATACCTTCGATATGGCGTCTCAGTTGCAGCCTTGGACAAACACGGGTGCGTTTGGCATTCATATTTGGTCAACCGCGACCACAATCAACTGGAAAATTGCCTCCAGCGGGATCGGAATTATCAACAAATCGAACGGAAACGCGGACGTAGCATTATCAGCAAATTGGCAATTGCGTTTCAGAGCGGGCTTCTAAAGGAAAGGTGCTGGCTAATCCGTCTTAGTGCTTAGGAGAGCGATAGATTGATTAGCCAGCAATTTGGTCGCCATTCGTTGGGAAACAGGGGCTGGCGACCTTGGGAGCAACCACCCCGATGGGGGCGAGATGGTTGAGTGCTTAATGCACAAGTCAGCGACCAGTTCCTTAGATTTGCGCAAAGCCTCTAGAGCCGGATGATCGTTGTAAGGCCGAGACGCTTCATCTCGGATTTCGCGAATTCGGTCGCGCTAGTTTCATCTGGAAAGTTGGTGGCCGTAGCAACGCCATCTTCAATGACACGCACCGTCCAGTGTTCGTTGATGAAGAACAACTCGACGGAGTTACCAAGGACGTTCTCAATGCGTTCGTACAAATCAGCCATTTCGCCTAATTAGTACAACGAAATGCGGTATTCCAGTACGACTTTTCGTCAGTACGGTAGCGTACAAATGTGTGCGAAACTGGGTTGATCGTTAGTCAGAGGTTACCTATTGTTAGGGAATTGAATATTAGACAAGCAGCGGGAACGAAGTGCTCACACGTCGGTTTGGACGCAAGGTGAGTATCAGTGAAAGTGTGATGACCAAGTATTTTTTCCATATCTCGTACGAGAACTGCTCTGCGCTTGATGAAGCCGGAAACCATTTCTCGACACCATTCAGAGCCATTTCGGAAGCGGAACTAAACCTCCTGACTTTCGCGTTGGAAGCGAAGGTGCATGGTAAGCCCGTCCCACAAAAGGTCGTGGTCTTGGAAGATGGTATACCCAGGAAAATCGTCGCGGTAAAAAGCACCGAAATCTGATAAAGTCGGCCTTGATCATTTAGAGAGGCAGTGACGAGACATGATCCTTCCCGGAAACTCGCGGCAAGTCATTGTCGAAGCTATCGCTGAATGCCCAATCGCGCCTCACGCGACGACAAGCAAAATCGTAAGCGACCTGAGCAGCGCTGGATATGCCATTGTTCACCGCGACGAGATGACAGATATCCTCAACGGTCTCCTGACGATCATCAAACGCTTCGACAAAGACGGCGAGACGCTCACAGATATGGACGTGGCGAAAGCCACAGCACTTTGTGACCTGTTGGCGGATTAAAAAGCGCGCTGCAAGCGTTCCAAAAAAAGTAGTGCAAACACCAAAAAACACTTATGTGCTGTTTTACACGACCAAGCGTGTTGGGGGTGGGGTGCAGAACTTCGAGGCGGTGAAGCTGGTGAAGTTTGCGGCGAGTTGAGAACTCGGTTCATCATCTTGATTTCGTCATGCCGGAGGTTTTCGGCATGACGGAAGACGAAAAGAAATGTCATCGCCTGTGGCTTACCCCCCTCTGTCCTGCCGGACATCTCCCCCACAAGGAGGGAGATCGGCTAGACGCATGATCCCCACTCTATCCGCAGCCTTCAAGATGGCCGGGAGGTCGCCACCAGCCAATCTCCCCACCTATGGGGGAGATGTCCGGCAGGACAGAGGGGGTGGGCCACGGGCGATGAGAGACAATAGTTGCTACTGCAACACCCCAATTTCCCCGGAGACACCATGACCTATGCCACACTAACTCCACCCCAGGCGGAGGCGTTGACGCTTGCCGATGTGAAGGCGCATTTGCGGCTGGATGGCGCGGATGAAGATGTGCTTCTGGCATCGCTGATCACCACCGCGCGCGAATATCTGGAACGCCAGACAGGCCTGTGCCTGATGCGCCAAAGCTTTCGGATGTATCTGGACGCATGGCCGGAAACCGGTGTGATTCAGATAGCGAAGGGACCGGTGCAAGCCATCGAAACGATTCTGGTTTTCGATGATGCCGGTGACCCGACCGATATCACTGACACGGACAAGCTGATGGATGGGCAGGCGCGACCGGCGCGGCTGTGGCTGCGCCAACCGACTGCACCGGGGCAGTCGCTGAACGGCATCGAAATCGATTTTACCGCTGGTTTTGGCGAGAGTGGAGCGGATGTGCCGGATACGCTGAAGCGGGCGATGCTGGTGCATATCGCGCATATGTTTGCGTTTCGCGGAGCGGTTTCGCCTGCCGACCAGCCTGCTGGTGTGCCAGCGGGATACGATCGGCTGATTGCGCCATTTCGTCGGGTGGGGTTGTGAGCGATGAACCTGACGTTTCTCGACCCGGGCCAGCTGACGGCGCGGCTGGAGCTTGAGGCACCGGAAGAGCTGCCTGACGGGCAGGGCGGTGTGGCGGCTGGCTGGCGGTTGGTGCGCTCGCTGTGGGCTGCCATCGAGCCGGTTTCGCAAGGGGCTTATGAGCGGGCATCCGCCGATGGCGTGGCGGTGACGCACCGCATATGGGCGGGGTTTCGCAGCGATATCGAAGCGGGCATGCGGCTTCGCAAAGGCGCGCGGGTATTTACGGTGAAATCGGTTATCGACCCGGATGAAACGGGCCGCTTCATCGTCTGCCGCTGCGAGGAGGAAAGCCGATGATGGCGGCCAACGCGCTGTTGCAGGCCGTGCATATCAGGCTTGCCGGAGATGCGGTGCTGGTGGACATGGTGGGTGCGCGCGGCATCATCGACCGACTGCTGCCAAGGCCCGTTCTGCCCTGCGTGGCGTTTGGGGAAATCGACAGCCGCGATTATTCGACGGCCTCAGAGCGGGGTGAAGAGCATTTCCTGACTATCGAAGTGTGGAGCGAGGAGGGCGGGCGCAAGCTGGCGCAGGACATTGCAGTGCGCGTTCTGGCGCTTCTCGACGATGCGCCGCTGGTGCTGGGCGGGGGGATTGCGCTGGTGAGCTTGTTTTATCGCAACAGCCGGTCTGTGCGGCAGGCGAAGACGAAGCAGTTTTTGACGGAAATACGGTTTCGGGCGGTGACGGAGTAGGGGGTGGGTACCTCTCCCCCTGTGGGAGAGAAAGCCATTTCAACATCTTAAGCTTGGCTTAAGCGTTAGAAATCGCAAGTGAGGGGTCTTTGCTCTGCACAAGCGGCGGAACCCCTCTACCCAAGAAAATCTACGACTTAGCTTTCGCTAAGATCGTGATTTTCTGTCCTCTCCCGCAGGGGGAGAGGTAACCCGGCCGCACGTTTTCCATCTCATTTTTAGTTTTTGAAAGGAAAAACCATGGTGGCGCAGAAGGGCAAGGACCTGCTGCTGAAGATCGATAATGGCGGGGCATTCGTGACCGTTGCCGGGCTGCGCACGAAGCGGCTGGCGTTCAACGCCGAAAGCGTTGACGTGACGGATGCGGAAAGTGCCGGGCGCTGGCGGGAATTGCTGGCGGGGGCGGGTATTCAGCGGGCGGGGCTGACGGCATCGGGCATCTTCAAGG